GAGATAGCAGAATTAAATTTTTTACAAGGCGATGTAATATTTAACACAACCAAAGAAGTGTTACAGGTGTACAATGGTAATGATTTTATTAATTTAACCACAGATGCCAATGAAAAAGGCTTAAAAGCAACCACATCATTAGGCTTTGTTTCAGTGAAAACAAGTGGTAATATATCTGTAAACATAAATTAGGGTAGAAGTATGGCAACATTACAAGAAAGAATTAACATGTTAGCTGGCGAAATGGACTCTGCTAGACCACAGTTATCGTCTGAAATGCAATACAGTAAAGACATGTCAGATAACACCATTGAACAAAACATAGCTGCAATACAACAACAAATGGATGATGCTATTCAAGTGTCACCTGAACGACAACAATTTATACAAGCAAGACAAGAGTTGATTGACGAAGTGCTTATGCCGTTGTCTGATGCTGGCTATAGCGATATGGTTAATATCATACTGACCAAGCCGAAAGACTCGCCAGAACACGACCAAGCCTCAATAGCTTTAGCAGAAATAATGGCGCAAGTAGATGAAGAGTTTGACCCAGAAGAATTTGATATGATGATTAATATGGTATCAAGAGAACCAAGGCCAGCAGATTTAATAAACCCTGAAGGATTGCCTGACTCACCACCAACTCCACCAAGCGCTATGGGTATAGGAGGTTTAAGATAATATGCCACACATGGAATCACAAATGAAAGGATTAGCAAGCTTAGGTAGATTTGAAGATGATACCTTGGCGCACGTTGCTACAGGTGAAATGATAGTACCACCACAGTCTATAACACCACAAACAAGAAGCATGATTGAGTCAGATATGATGAACATGGGTATGAACCCAAATCAATATGTTGTAGGTGGTGAAAATTCAATAAACCCAAATACAGGTATGCCTGAGTTTGGTTTAAGAAGCGCTCTTAAAAAATTTGGTAAAAAGCTTAAAAAGATTGTAAAAAAAGTTGCGCCTATAGCAATAAATTTTATACCGGGCATGCAAGCACTTGGACCTTTACAAAAAGCTTTAGTTACAACAGGTGTTGGCAAAGCATCAGGCATGTCTACTAAAGATGCCTTGCTCAGTGGTGCGTTAAGCTTTGGTGCTGGTAAGATAGGTAGCGCAGTAAAAGGTGGTAAGTTTCCAAGATTAAAAAATTTTTTTACTCCGGGTGAAGGCGCAGAAGGCATACTGAAAAGTAGGTTTGGTATTGGTAAAGGCACATTAGGACCTAATATTAGAAGAGGTATTGGACAGCTTTTTGGTCAAGCTTTTACACCACAAGACCAACTACCACAAGTTGAAGTACAAGGTGGTGGTGGTTTTGGTAGCCCAACATACACTATAGATGGAAAGCCAGTTACAGTAGCAGATTTAAAAGCAAGAGGTTATCAGTTTGACTCACAAGGAAAACTTATACAGCCAACGCAAACACAAGCTATGGGTAACTTTATGGACGGTAAATCACCCATGGAATTTTTAAGTGCAAAACTTTTACCACAAGGCGTAGAAGACGCTTTAGGCACAGGTCCGGGCGGCACTTTTTTAGGTAGTGGAGATGAAAAGTCACAAGGTTTAAGCACTTTTGGTAAAATTGGTCTTTCAGGTCTTGCTGGATTAGTTGGCAAACTTGCCTATGAAGAGGCCAAAAGAAACAAGGGCGTACCTCTAACACCATTAACAACCATGGACCAACTAGGCAGATATAACATAGCTGCTGAGATTGCTAGGCAAAAAGGCGAAGAAATGCCAAGCAGAGTAGAGTTTGGATTAAACCCTTCAGGTATGCCTGTATTACAAGGTGGTGGGACAGGTATAACACCTAGAAGTGCTGCTATGGGCGGCATCATGGCTTTTGCAGATGGTGGTGTAGTACAGATGCAAGAAGGTGGTGAGCCACCTATTGACCCTGCAAACTTTCCACCTATGGACGGAGATATAAACGGTCCGGGAACAGAAACATCGGACGATATACCAGCTATGTTATCAGATGGTGAGTTTGTCATGACAGCAAAAGCTGTAAGAGGCGCTGGTGGTTTTGATATGGCAAAGGGTGATAATGGTATTGTTACATTAACACCTAGCGGTAACCCCAGTAGAGAATCAGGCACAAGGATTATGTATAAACTTATGGAACACTTTGGGAGTATGGCGTAATGGCTGAACCACAAGAACCTATTGCATTAGATGTACAACAAACATTTAGAACTTTAGACCCAGCAACAAGAGAATTATTTTATGGCTCAGGCATACCCGGAACTGCATCTTTTAGACCGGGATTTTTGCAACAAGCATTTCAAGCCAGCAACAGAACATTTTTTGATGAGCAAGGTAATCCAATTATCGCACCACAAAGAGTTGCAGGTTTATCTCCTGAACAAGCTAGAGCTATACAATTATCAAGACAAGCTACAGGCATACAGACACCCTTTATTGAACAGGCAGGACAATCCTTAGGCACAGGCTTAGAAACTTTGTTTGGTGGCTTGGGCGAGGCGAGAGATATTGCAAGAGGTGCAGAAGCTGGTTTTGGTACAGGATTAGATGCAGCCAGTGAATTTTTAAGAAGAGGTGGCACAGGTCAGTTTAGTCAAGATATGACACAACAGTTTTTAGACCCGTTTGAACAAGCGGTAGTTGACCAAACAAGAGAAGATATTTTAGAAGCTGGTGCAAAACAGGATATACAAGCTAGAGCATCAGACATCGCTAGAGGTGGTGAGTCTGCTTTTGGTTCAAGAGCAAGGTTAGGAGCCACAGAGAGACAAGAAGCGCTTGGAAGAGGCTTAGGCGAAGCCTTAGCAGGTATTAGAAGTAGAGGTTTTCAACAAGCGCAACAATCAGCTTTGGGTGAGTTTGGTAGACAACAAAGAGCCTTAACAGGTTTAGGCGGCAGTTTGGCTAACATTGCAGGACAAAGAGCCGCAGGATTGCGTGGTTTAGGTAGCACTATTGCAGGTTTGGGTCAAACAGGACAACAAGCTTTGTTTGGAGCAGGTAGTGCCATATCTAATTTAGGCACACAGGCTCAACAAGCTGCACAAGCAGATATACAAAGAAGTTTAGGAATAGGTGGTTTGACACAAGGACAACAACAAGCTCAACTTGATGCAGCAAGAGCCAATGCGATGCAACAACAAATGGCACCACTACAGCAGA